TCTCCTGCCACTCGTCCCAATCGTGAACGACCAGCCCATCAAGCAGTCCAACCCGTCGGAATACGGCGAGCCACTTGGCGTTCTGCGTGCCGATGACGGCTTCGATGTGCTGATCAGATTCAAATACGCCGTGCGTCTCCGATGCTGCGCACAACATGACGACCCATGCCCACCGTGCGTTGTTGTCGGGCAGTCGCCACAACTTCTTGTGCTTTGGTAGGTCGCTATAGCAGCGCCACCACACGCGTCGAACAACCTCGTTTGCAACGAGATCCTCAGGAAAGAACGGAATGTCCTTGTAGTCGGTCAATTTAGTGGCCCCCTTCCGCGATGCAGAGTTCACATCCGCATGTTGCAATGTTGTGGCACTTCTCGCATCTCCACACCCCGAGTCCCGTGCCCGACTTCAGCGTTTCACTCATCTCGTCGCCGCAGTCTTCGCACGGCTGGTAGCCATACTCATCTGGCATCGTCACCCTTCGCCTCCTTCCGATTTCTCCATAAACGCAATCAGTGCAAGTGGGTTGCGAAGATTAGCGAGCGCATCTGCCGGTGTCAAACCGCTGGCAACCACCCGAAAGAATCCGTCACGGTCTGCCGCCCCCGCCTCGTACAAGCCAGACTTGAATTCCACGTAGAGCCGCATGCTAACGGGCATGTAGAGGTTCAGCACCCTCACCGCACAAGCAACGCAGTCTTTTTGATACGAAGATCCATGCTCGCATGTTGGTGGAGCGAAGTCGAGAAAATCAACCACGTCCACGCCACTCATCAGCGGACTACCGGTGGGTCTTGCAGCGTCTTTACTGCATTGTCGGCAAGTGTTGGGAGAAGAACTTTCAGCGCCCTACGGGAGTCTGGCAACTGCTGTGGGTGGCTCTCCCACTTGTCGCACAGTGCACGGAACTCGCACTTCTCATGGATGAACGCTGTTGGGTTCGGATAGACCGCACCCTTCTCGCGCGCATCAAGAAACGATCGAACCTGAATGTACAGGCGGTCGATCTGGTCCTGGCTCCTTCGCGTAACGCGTCGGTCAACGTTTGGGCCCTTGGCAGACTTGCTGATGATGTTAAACGTCACCTCTGGGTCGTGCCCAAAGTTATCGCGTACTGCCAAAGCGTAGGCTGTTGCCTGAATGTCTCCGTGCTCTCGGCCCTGCTCCCACTTACGCTCTGCCGTCTTGTGCTCAACAACATTTTTGTTATCAAGCAACATGTCGACGGTGGCCTTTAGTTGAATGGGAAGCGTGCCCAACTTGCTGTGCTTGATATCAGCCATGAACGTCTTTTCGATACCGCCATCCTGGTGCGGGGTCCAGTTATCGCCTGCAGTAATTGCTGCCTCCAACATTTCCTGCCCCGTCGCGCTGTCCGTCAAGATGTTGCGCGTGGTCTCTAGTGACCAGTCAACCTTCTCCGCCTCTTTCTGATAGGTATCGGAGAATCCTCGCAGCGCAAATTCCTTTGCCTTGCCGCCTGACAACTTGTTGGACTTGTTGCCATACCAGAGCGCCAGGCCAGAGTGCACTGCGGTGCCCAAGGCAAAGAACGGTGTCGTTCGCTCGGTCCACAGGCCCATCTTGTACTTGTACCACCAGCGAAGTGGGCACGAGAGATACTCTCGCAACTCACTCACGCTGATATAGGTAGGGTTGCGCTCAATAATTCCGTGACCGCCAAGGTCTGGAAACGGAGCGTTGCTCACTGGGTAAGTGCCTCACGCTTTGCCTTGTACACATCCGCAAGATACTTGCGCGCATCAACGCCAAGTGACGTCTTGCTAATGTCCAAACCAATCTTGCTCAGTTCATCAACCGAAGTCGCGCTTGCAATCGTTGACGACCATTCGTCAGCGGCAACCTGCTCCTGCTCAGTTGGCTTTGCTGCAACCTTCTTGGTCTTCGTCTCCTTGATCACGCCATCGGAGTCGGTCTCTCGTGGGGAGTCTTCTCGCTTCGCGCGAATCTCGTCGTCTGACGCAACGCGCTTAGACGGAAGCCCTGCCATCACGAGTGCTCGGCCAACTGCGGACGTTTCGCAGTTTTCAATTTCGGAACCACGGGTGTATGGCGTTGCCCCTGGAATCTGCATGGCGCTGTGGCCAACTCCAGCGGGTCGGTCGTCCATAAAGCCAAGTTCATCGTCTGGGGTGTTGTCACCCTTCACGCCACGATAGGCGCGAGCCTCAATGACGACGCGCTTCTCGTTGTGCTCAACGATGCGAGTCTCAATGCGACCGTTTGGGTATGCGTCATACCATGCGCGAATGCGCTCCGCGACATCAACGTAATCCTTGAGTGCGCTCTTATCGAATGCCATTACTCTGCCTCCTCTTCAATGTCTACAAACAATTCTGACTCGGGTCGCCCCAAGTATGTGCTCAACTTCTTGCGAAGAGCATCCGTCATCGGGCTCTGCCCGTACTGCACCTGATTTAGGTACCCATAAGAAATACCCAGGTGCTTTGCAACCCACCTGCGCTTTACTCCAGATGCAGCGATGATTTCCCACACCTTCTGGGTGGACTGCCGCTGCAGTTGGCGCTTCTTTACGTTGTCTACTCCGCTCTGCTTACTCATACGCCTGCTTTCCGCTGTCTGCCTCAATTCCTGAGTGCCAATATACATAAGCCATGGTTGCCCCCGCAATAATATATTTCCGAAGTTCTGGGTCCAGATAGTGACCCTCGTTTTCAGAAAAATACCCAGCCAGAGTTTCATTCATTACAGACTTTGCAATCTCCTCGACCATGGTTAGTTGCCCGCCACGGAACGGAACACTTGCAAGAGATTCCCTGACAGTGCTGAATCCAATAAGGTTGTATTCCTGCTCGCGGTTCATCTCTGCCGTTTCGTCAGTGATTTCTAGCCGATTTTCTTCTTCAGTCACGCTTTCCACCTCTTCGATCTTTGTTTGTCAGCGGAAGCCCAGAAGCGTCCACAATTTGATACACACGTTGCCTGGAAACTCCAAACTCACGAGCAATCTCAATCATGGTCATGCCCCTTGCGCGAGCGTCAAGGATTTTCCCTGCGCGGTCTACTGCTGACGAATGCCACCGGCTTCTCTTTTCAAGAAGGGCGCAATCCCAGCAGCGAACAGAAAATTCGGTTGACTTTGGGCCGCCACAATCAAGGCACCGAACCCCCGACTGCTTGACCTCACTGTTCTCCATAGGCAATAAGTATGAGGTATCACAACCGTATCGTCAAGAGCGGTATGGAGTTCCCTCTCGATTTCGCGCTTCTGCGCACGAAACGTGCAGTTGCATGGTGCCGAGTTGAAGCATCGGACCCAGGTTTTTGATGGCTGCCGTTTTGTCATTGAGGCGCACGCGATTAGGGCATTGCGCCCACTGACATATAGAGTTCATGCGAGAGAACTGATCTGCAAACTTAACCATTGTACTTCTCCAAATAATTATTCAATAACGGCCGCCATGTCCTTGAGGCTTCCGTCTTAAGCCGATGATGGTACCCACAGAGGATAACGCAGTTACCTTCCGTGCTGGGACCCCGTTTCCCAAATCCAGCAGAGTTTACATGATCTACTTCCAGAATAACACTCCCGCCGGAGCCAAACTGGCTTCCGCAAAGCCCCGGCATGCCAATTTGCGGGCCAACGCACCCCCGGTCACGCGACATAAGCGTATAGCGCAGGCCTGGGGTTACTGGGTCTTTCCTCGCCACTACTCCGCCTCTTCGTCAATGCGCCGTGAATTAAGTAGGTTGGCACTCATGGAGAACTGTCGAGCAAGCCGCTCAAGCCTCAGCGAAGCAGTTCGAAGGGCAATGACATCCTGGTCGTCCGTGGCAACAATGCTTGCCATGGCGTATTTGATCCCGAGGGCGTGAAGTTCCGCAGAGGTTCCAGAAAGAAGGCCGGCAAGATTAGGCGGGCTCTTTTGCTGACTTTCCTGTTCTGGCTCTGCTTCCTTTTTCTTTTGAAACAGTTTTCTTAGCACGCTTAACCGCCTTATCTGCTGTCGACTTTTTGATAGTCGATGTTCCAGACAAGTTTAACACCTTGCACGGCAAACAAAAGCATGGCTGTGCATGATGCAGTTTTTCTGCGGTCAATTAGCAATTCCCCAGCGGATCACTTCGCCGGTCTTCGTTACTGGATAAAAATCCTCAGTGATAATCCCGTCACGCACAAGCGACTCAAGAAGTGGCTCGTTTTCATCGGTCAAATTTGGCCGCGCCCACAAAACAACGATGTTGAACAGCACAGTCTTTGTTGTCAAAATGCCAGCATCCATACAGCGCTGCCACACTACTGCAGCGTCATCATCTCCATACGTGGCAATCCAGTCGGCAATTTGGTCTGATGCTGAAACAGTCATCGACATATAGAACCCCCTACAAGACTATTCTTTGCGCTCTTCTGCTTCAACCGAGCGCATTACCTTAGCAACCCACGACTTTCCGGCATCGCCGCCCCACAGGGCCCATGCAATTCTCCCCGCCGATGGGTATCCTGGTTCGCCTGGGCTAAACCCTTCGCCATTCTTGTCTACTTCGTGGCGAGCAAGATAGGCGCCCATCTTCTTGACGCGAGCAATTGTCATCCTATTGCCAATAAGCATTCGCGCAGTTCGCTGGCCTGGGCCGATGCCGCCCCGACCATACTGCTTGCGCCAGACAAGACCGCGAGCAGCCTCAACCTTGACGCCATTTGGAACGGTGAGGTTAACCGACTTAAGCAATCCCTTCTCTGCATCCTCTGGATCATCAGGAACCTGGGCCGGAGTCATTGTCTTCACGCCAAGTTTTCGATACTCGGCCAAAACATCCTCGTCATTTTCAATTGCGAAAGCAATGTCGTTATTCGCCATCAACTCTTTCATCACGCGTTTCTTGAACACGGGTTGCGGCTCGCCCGTGTCGTTCATGATGAGTCGATCGTATGGAACATCAAACTTGCTTAGCATTGCCTCTGTTTCACTGCGCTTGCTTTCGCTTCGTGCGGTAAGAATGTAGATTGCGAACTCATCCGCCTGGTCAAGCAAGAAATCAACAGTGTTTTCGATTGGGCCGCTTGGCGTTGTTAGCGTTCCATCGATGTCGCACGTGATTACAGGCCTACCAGCGGCCTTCTGGTCTGCTGGTTGCTGGTTCGGTCCCATCTGTGGGTTTTCCGGACGCATTGTCTCTGGGTCTGTTGCGTCCTCGGGTGATGGTTCCCCCTCGCCGCCG